TGAATAGTTGTTTGCGTTTCCGTTACGAACCGTGAGATCGATTGTGTAACTGGACTGGGTAACAACATCATCAATATCTGCTATACCAGTATCGATAACTTCTTGTGAATACTTAAACTTCTCAAGTTCCAGTTCATAGAAGAACGGAATCTTGCGACCAAGTGTGAAGAAATCTTTTGTTTGATTCACAAATTTGATCTCAAACAATTCACCAGTACCATTTAAGAACGGAACATAAATCAAATCACCCTCACGTGGTCTTGTAAATATGTTTTGTGGTACACGTTGAGAGAATGAACGCTTTGAAATGATGACGTTTGCATTGTTTCGAATCTCTAAACCAAACTTGGTAAAGAATTCTTTGTCACCCATATATTCCAAAGCATTCGATAGATAGAATTCAACAGGAAATGCTGACTTGAATTTCTTGATTGGATCTTCACCATACAGTATATCTCTATCTTCTTGATTGAAGATTGGACAGTAATATGCATCGAAACCCATTATCTTAATGGATTCGACAATCAAATCTTCAACAACCCGTTGCTCTGCAATCGAGTTGTAATTGTTAAAATATACTGAGGTTGCCATATTAGTTCATATAGAATTCTAAAATACCGCCATAGTTCTTTTCCATGTCGGCCTCTAGTGCCTTGATCTCATCTACGGCTTCGTTATAAATCTTATCACCATTCAATATGACACCGCCTGGCAATTGAACTCCGGCAAACTTCTTCAGGTTATTTCCCCAACTTCTCTTGATGAGTGCAGTTGCATACTCTTTCAACCAACGGTCGTTCCACACTCTACCATACGCATCAGGATTGATCACGCCATAACACTCGATGATGACAACTTGACCTACAGGAACTTGTGAGGATCCCCATGCCCAATCAATGAATAATTTTTGCATATGTCTTTGGTAACGAATTGGTATCTCACCAACAAATAATTGTTCCAACATACGCAGGTGTTGCATTGTCATTGTATAGTTAATATACGATGCGGAAGTAAAGTCATACAATTCGTTTAGACGCAATTGGTATCTAAGATCAAACATGTTAATGGATGCCTGAGAGTCATACATTGGAAATATTCTTGTCACACCAGTAATTTCTGAAATGTTATTGGCTGAGTCTCTAGCTACACTCAAGTCCAGATATCTATTGTCAATATCTGTTTGATCTACTCTTTTGATGAAATATAACTTTTGTAAACCATCAAAATGATAATCTTGCCAGTATTGTAATGCATCATCAATACGGTCTTCCACTTGATCATCATCAATGTTAATTTCAATTACAGGAAAACCCAAACGTCTTAGGCAATATTCCTTGAATTGTGTTCTGGTTGTAATTGGTTCTGACATTATTTCCCCCTATAGGGTTATTTATGTCTTCCTAAAAAGAAACCTCCAATGATGGAGGTTTCAAAATTTTGTATAAAAAATTATTGATTTTGTGCCAGAATCAATCTCTGATGAGCAGCAGTAATCAAATCTTCTTTTTGATCTTCTGGTAACTGAGACAACAATGCTTCATAAACTTTGAAAGCTTTACTTCTTTCAAGTCTTTCCGTTTTCAATAGAAGTTTGATTCTATCTCTGTATTGATAATCCGAAACTGTTTGATCGAGTTCATCTGGAACCTGATCTAGTGTTGATCTCTGATATTGAACGAGAAGTTGTGGCCATTCGCCTTCTGGTAATGCTGCCAACATTGCTTCGTAGTTAGTGATGTTTATATCATAACTAAAAATTTCTTGTTCACGACCAACAACCGCATCTGCGATTGCTTCCAATTTTTTTTGTTCTGTAATAGTATAAAAACTCATTTTGATTTCCTTTATAAAAAAATTAAGCAGCAAGTGCAGTAAAAGCTATTGCTTGACCGGCACTAGTAGGCAATGTTGTTGGATTAGCATACTTAGTACCATAACCACCACTTGACCATGGATATATGGAAACAAAAGGTGTGGTGGCATGTGCAATACCAACATCTGATCCACTAGGACTAAAAGCTATTCCGTCTCCGCTACCAGCAGGCAATGTTGCTGGATTAGCATACTTAGTACCAAATCCTGTACCAGAAGTCCATCTCCATATGGAGATATATGGGCTAGCATCATGTGCAACAGCAACATCTGATCCACTAGGACTAAAAGTTATGCCGCTTGGTGTTATACCAGGTAACAAAGTTGACAGATTAGCATACCTAGTACCAAATCCTGTACCAGAAGTCCATGGATACATTGCAACAAATGGTGAAGTGGTATATGTAACACCAACATCTGATCCACTAGGACTAAAATCTATTCCCCGGGCGCTGCCATTAGGCAATGATGCTGGATTATTATACTTAGTACCAAATCCTGTACCAGAAGTCCATGGATATATTTGTACATACGGAGAGGTTGTTAAATTAACAATACCAACATCTGATCCACTAGGACTAAAAAGCTATTCCGTTACCACCACCAGTAGGCAATGTTGCTGGATTAGCATACAAAGTACCAAAACCACCACTTGACCATGGATATATGGAAACAAAAGGTGTACTGTTAACACTAAGACCAACATCTGATCCACTAGGACTAAAAGCTATTCCATCTGCGCTACCAGCAGGCAATGTAGATGGATTAGCATACTTAGTACCAAAACCACCACTTGACCATGGATATATGGAAACACGAGGTGACACAGAAGTTTGCCCAATAGCAACAGAAATATTACCAATAGCTAGTGGCCATTGGCCAATTCGTCTTGATAACTCAACATCTGTTAATGTCCAGATGCCCCTGGATTGATAAAATTGAGGCCTATTTGATTGACCTATTAAACCACCATTCATTCTAGGCATTTTTTATCCTCAACTTAAAGTCTCATAACTTACAAGTGCAGTCAAGTAGTTATTTAGACTTGCTCCGCCCCTAATTTCTTGTCCCTCTGTAATATAGAAACCACTATTCCTATCAATTAGAACAACAGAAGCTCCTGCTGGAATAGAAACTTGACTGGCAAACGCTCTATCATTCGTGCCATCATAATAACTAACGTTGCAAGAGGCTGCATTTACACCATTAATGTTTGCAACAATAATCGTGTTGATTTTTTTAACTTGATTAGCAGAACACGCCAATATTTGTGTGGATGATGTTATCGTCAAAGCTGCTGTCAGTGTATTGGCAGTTATGGTTGTTGCATTGTATAAATTAGGATTTGCCATTTTTTACCTGTTTATCTAAAAATTAAAGATGTGATTAAAGCTTGACCAAGAGAAATTCCTCCTCCACCGGCAGTATTGGCTGCATTATATGCAGAATTCGCCTGAATAAAAGCCGCATTAGCAGTATCTCTAGCATATTGATCTGCACCACCTCCACCACCGCCAGTTTGTGCGACCCATGAAAGGTTACCTGAACCATCCGTTCTCAAAACATAGTCTGCTGTGCCACCCGTAATTTTAACATTACCAACGGCACCCAAGTCGGTAACTGAAGAAACCGTTAAGTTTCCTGTTATGTTTGCTGCACCAAATGTGAAACTTTCGGTGTTCGCAAGACTTCTAGATTTAATTCGTGTTAGTGGCATTTTTTATTTGTTATTCATACAGTACAGATACTGAACCTGCATCATATGTATCCGTTCCGTTAGTTGAAGTCATTCTAATAGAAGTCAGTGCTGCAGATAGTGCGACAGCACCTCCACCAAATAAAACTGTATTTGTTCCAATCGAACCATTCATCTGACCAACCCACTTATTTGATCCAACTAGAGAGAATATGTAAGAACCATGATAGACAGTGTCCGCAGATGAAGTGGATCCTATTCTGAAACCTATAGAGGATCCTGCTGCTGGTCCCGCTGTTGTCGCATAATTATCTGTTGAAGAGATATAACCCGAAGTTGTCCATATTGGTGTTGCACCAGTTCCGAACTGTATTAGAGGTGATGCTGTACCACTTAAAGAAATACCATAGAAACTAACGGTTACACACTTTACCCAACTTGGTATATTTGTGAGTATATCAACCGTACTTCCGCTAGTTGTAGAAACTTCTGGTGTTAGTGTTAATGCTCCTTGAGAACCCGAAGCACCAGTTATGATTTGTACTTCTATTTCAGCACTATCTGCTGGTGCGGAGGTAAATGTGACAACATTTGATGACACATTATAGGCAGAATGTAACTGTATAACACCATCAATGTTTACAATTAAACTATTACTACTTGGATTTGTCGTTGTACTTAGTGTAAATGCTGTGCAAGAACCGGTACCAGTGAATGTGTAAACATTTGATGTTGCAAGATTTGCGGCCGCAAATGCTGCGTTGGCTTTCAAGAAGGCCGCATTTGCATAAGATCCAGCTGAGTTTCCTGTTGTTCTTGCAGTTTCATCTATTGCTGTTAATGTTTGACCGACCCAATGTCCTGTAGAATTTACAACCGGAACATTTGATCCAACAGCAATAAATTGCCCAGCCCAAAGATTACCTGTAGCTCTAAACGTATTGTTGGATGCAAACATAACAAAATCATTACTGGAGTAATGTAATGTATCACTGCCAGTAACCGTTGTATCCGTAACAATTGGATAATAAATTCCGGTGTTTACAACTGTTATTCTTGCATTGATTGCAACGTTTGAAACATTTGATGTTGATGCATTGTTTGCAACAAGTGGTTGACCAACCCAATGACCTGTTGAGTTTACAACAGGAATATTAGAACCAACAGTAATGAATTGCCCAGCCCAAACATTACCTGTAGCTCTAAACGTATTGTTCGCAGCATACATCAAGAAGTCATTGCTCGAATAATGGAATGTATCTGCGCCGGTAATTGTTGTGTCTGTAACAATTGGGAAATAAGTTCCTGTTGTTACGTTTGTTATTCTTGCATTTACGGCAACGTTTGCAGTTACAGCATTAGCTGCGGTACTTGCAACGATTCCGTTCGCACTTATTAATTTTGTGCCATCATTAAAAGTAATTGAGTTTGCAAAAACTGTATTTGTTGCGCTTGCATTTTGAACATACAGAGTATTGTTTGCCAAACTAAACTCAGCATTTGAGTTTGAAAGATAACCAGTACTGTTTGCAATGATTACAGTGTTGGCTCTAAATCCACCTGTTACAGAATTTGCTTTATCAAATGCAGCATTCGCTTGTGCAAATGCTCCGTTAGCATATAAAGAAGCACCAGCGGCATTATTGGTCGCGGTGTTTGCTTGTGTA